CCACTAAAAAAGCCTCAGTTAATTCTGGGGCTTTTGTGCATTTTATATAATATAGTTTTATTTATAAATTAGACCAACATTTTTTTAGGAGTATATTATGCCTTATCATCATGGGTCAAAGAAAAAGAATAAAAAAGCCAAAGGAAGTAAGAAGAAAAAGAAGATGAAATTTGGCAAAAAAAGATAAGGGGATTACATTAACTACTGAATTAGTAGGAATAAAGAATCTCAAAAGCACAGGCAATTACAGACTTGAGTTCGATGTGTATGAGATTGACACAGTCAAAGTAAAAGAATTGATAGATAAATTGAATAAAGCTTATGTCATGGCGTTGGTAGAGTATGACTGACAAACAAACACAAAACAAACATAAACAACATAAAGATTCGGGTGGGTTTGCCAAAGGTAATACATTGGGAAATAGGTGGAAAAAAGGCGAGTCTGGCAACCCAAAAGGCAGAAGAAATGCTTATACTGATTTAATCAAGGAGTTTAGCTTTACTAAGACTGGCGAAAAAGAAAGAAGGGAAGTTGTTGTGTCTAAATTATTCCAATTAGCTGAAAGGGGTGATTTAAGAGCTATACAATTCATTGTAGAAAGGTTGGAAGGTAAAGCATTAGATAGGCAAGAAAGAACAACCAAATCAGAACCAATACAAGTAATGGTTATAGATAATGGCTAAAATGAGCAGTAGCATATCAAAAAGGCTAGGTCAAATAGCTAGAAAGAACAAAATTAGAAAGTCATCTCTTACCAAAGTTTACCGAAGGGGTCTGGGTGCTGCAGTAAGCTCCGGTACTCGAAAAGGAATGACACCCTCAAGCTGGGGAATTGCAAGAGTAAACTCATTTGTAAAAATGGTTAAAGGTAGAAAGAGAATTAAACATGACCCTATTCTAGTTAAAGCTGAGAGAAAGAGAAGAAGAAAGAAATGAAGGTAAAAGGTGTAAGTGTTACTGGGTTAAACAAAAGGCAAGTATCTGCTATGAGGAGACACGCTAGGCATCATACCAGAAAGCATCTAAGGGCAATGGTAACAGCTATAAGAAAAGGTAGTACATTTACACAATCACATAAGGCAGCTATGAAAAAGGTGGGAAAATGAAGAAAAAAAGAAAGATGAATAGAAGGGTGGCTAAAGATAAAAAGTTTAAAACAGTGCCTAAAAAATATTTATCAGGCACTAAAGGTGCTGCAAGGACTTCTAGAGCAAGGGACATCGCTAAAATGCAAAGACTATATAAACAAGGAAAGAAGATACCTAAGTCATTAATGAAAAGGATTTTCGGTTGATTAATTGGAAACTAGACAACGTTAGAAAACAAATATTGTTTGATGAATCCAGATTTAAAGTATTAGTTTGTGGTCGCAGATGGGGTAAAACTGTGCTAAGCTTAATGTACTTAATGAAAAATGCTTTTGAATCTAATGAAAGAAGATGGTTTTTGACCCCAACTTACAGACAAGGTAAGATGATTGTATTTCCTATATTAAGACAAATGTTTGCTGAGTTTGACAACGCTAAGCTTAATGAATCTGAAATGAGCGTAATATTTGATAATGGTGCTGAATTATCTGTTAAAGGTGCTGACAACGAAAATAATTTAAGAGGGGTAGAACTAACAAGGTGCGTCATGGACGAAATGGCTTATATCAAGCCTCATGTCTGGGAGGAAATTATTATGCCTATGTTAGCGACAACACAGGGCGAATGTTTGTTTATTGGCACACCTAATGGGTATGATGCTATGTATGATTTATACCTAAAAGGGCAATCAGAACCAGAATGGAAGTCATGGCAGTTCACCACACTACAAGGTGGATTTGTTCCTGAAGAAGAAATTAACCTAGCCAAAAGAACAATGGACGAAATAGTGTTTAAGCAAGAGTTTGAAGGTTCATTTGAAACAACAGGAAACAGGGCTGCATGGAACTTTGACAGAAACAAGCATTGTGTAAAAGCTAAAGAGTTGTCTAACAAACTTTGGTGGGGTGTTGACCATAATGTTGATTTTAACACAGCAGTTCTTGCAACAGAATATACTGATGGAACAATACACTTTTATAATGAGGTTAGGCTAAAGAATAGTAATACAGAAGAACTTGCATTAGCTATGAAAAAAATAGCACCTAACCTTGAAGTGTACCCTGACCCAGCAGGTAAGAATAGATCAACAACCTCAAGAAGAAGCGACCATCAAATACTTCGTGACCATAATTTTATTATAAGGGTAAAGAATAGACACCCAAGCCACATTGATAGGTTGAATAGTTTAAATAGAAAGCTAAAGGATGCAGAGGGAAACATAGGCATGACAGTTGACCCTAAATGTAGATTTTTAATAAAAGATTTAGAACAATGCCAAAGGGATAGGAGAGGCGGTTTAGATAAATCAAATATAGAGCTTACTCATTCTCTGGATGCTTGTAGTTATGGCATAGAATATAAATATCCAATTAGAAAGATGACAGGTTCAACAATAAAATGGTAGGAATTTAAAATGTATAATTTTGGTAAATCAGTAAACAAAGTTGTTATCCCTGAACTATCTGAAATGGCGGTATTGCAAAGCGTAAAGAACGCTGGGTATAATCAAAAAGCGCAAGAAGATTATAACATGATGGAATCGCTGGATTTTTATTATAATCAAAACTTAGATAGTCACTTAGAACCTTGGTTTGCAAGTGAATCACTTAGTCAAGTACCTCCATTTATTAGTTCTTGTGTTCCTAGGTTTGCTAAAGCAAGAATGATGTTATACAAACAAGCACCATTAAGATTAATAGATGGAGAGCAAAATGATGATTATAAAAACATAGCCTACAAACTAGATTCTAAAACTAGAGAATATGCTGAGTTAGCATGGTTACTTGGTTCTTGTTATATGAAAACAAGATACAATGAAAGAAAAGAAAGACTTGAATATGAAGTGCTACCAAAAATGCAAGAGTATTATGCCTATGGTGACACTGAGCCTTTTGGTTATAGTTATGAAATAGAAAGCATGGATGATTCCAAAAGAAGGTTTGTGTTTTGGTCTGAAACAAGGGATGAAGTTGAAGGTCTGCATTTTGAGTTTGATGAAAAAGGCAAAAGATATGCAGTTGGTGACAACACTTTAATGACTAACCCTTATGGTATTATACCAATAAGCAAAGTAGGATTTTCAAAAAATAGTTACGATGTTACGAGAACTGCGCATCACATAGCAATTGCAATGACTGAAATAGCTTTATCAGTAAGGTTTAGGTTGGGTCAAGCTGTATTCACAGGCATTGAAGATGGTCAAAGTAAATTAAGTGCTGGCATTGACAACGCTTACATATTACCAGAAGGTGCATCATTCAATTATGTTTCACCCGGTGGTAGCCTTGTAGAACTTATTGAAGCAACAAAATCTATGGCTAATCAAGTAGCAGAGAATAACCAGCTAAGAATTAGGTGGGGTGACTCAGTAGGTAATGCACCATCTGGTGAAGCATTAAAGATATTAGAGATTGAAAACCTTGAAGCAAGGGAAAGCGATATATCAATATTTAGAGAATGGGAGCATGAAAGATATAAAATAGATAGAAGAGTATTAGAAGTGCATAATGTTTTAAACCTATCTGAAGAATATTCAGTTGATTTTGCTGAAACAAACTATCCAATGAGTATAGACCAAGAATTAAAATTGCTTGATTGGAAACTTGCTAATGGCGTTATTACCCAAAAGGATGTATTATTATATTTCAATAAAGACATGAGTGACGAAGAACTAGAAGAAAAGCTAGGCGAGATAAAAGAAGAACAAGCACAGCCCGAACCACAACAACCACAATCCACTTTTCAAAGAATTTTAAATGGCGGAAACCCAATCAGTAGTTAATCAATTTATACAAAACATACAACAGACTGAATCATCTTTTAATAATAATTTAGCTACTGTCGTTAATGGTTTATCTGGATTATCTGATAGGCAATTAATAGATGCGATTGGACAACTGAATTTATTTGATGAACTAATAAATGCTGGATATGGTGATGCCTTAAATAATTTAGAAAATGGATATGGTGAACTACTACAAGATTCTATTGCTTTGGCACAATCAAGAGGAATAGCATTTACTGTTGGGGAAGGATTGCAAGGGCTTCAAACATTGCAAGAATTACAAACTGCTGATTTATTAGGAGAAGCACAATCACATTCTACAAAACTAACCAATTTAATATTTCAAAACTTATACAACGGAAGGTCTGCGGATGATGTGGTGTCTTTGCTGAAGGAGACAAAATTAGAGGATTATCAATTAAATGTGGCAGTGGACACTGCAATTAAAACATTTGATGATTCTGCAAGGTACAAAGTTTTTGAAGGTCAAGATGTCAGGTGGACATATTTTGGTGTTCTTGATGACAGGACTAGGGATAGTTGCAGGGAAACCATTGAAAATGAACCAGCAGAAGGATATACGGAAGCAGAGGTAAATAATTTAAAAACGCCTTTTGGATTAAGGGGTGGATTCAATTGTAGACATAGTTGGACATTAAAAGCATGAAAGTAAAGTTTTCAGATTTACTTAAAACAGAAAAAAACCAATGGTCAATTCTTGGCGGTCAATTAGTTACTAAAATATTACAAGACACAGTAAAAGGAATCAGCCAAGATGGTTCTGGTAAAAGTAGAGACTTCCCAGAATATAGTTTTGAATATGCTAAAAGAAAATCACAAGGAAAAGCAACTGCAAAAGGCAAGTCGGCAAGCAGGCAAACATCACCACCAGATTTAAAATTAACTGGTAAAATGCTTAATTCAATCAAGACACAAAAGGCAACAAGTACAAGTGTAGAGATAAATTATAGACAAGCAAAGAAAGTTGAAGATAATGCAAAGTTGAAAAGAAACATTTATGGTCTTAATGACAAAAATGAGAAGTTTGCACAGGATTACTTTGATAACATAATAGACAAAAGGGTTATTAAGTTTGCTAAAAAAGATATAACAATAAAACTCGGAAAGTGAGCAATTTTAAAAAATGTACATATTAAAGTAAATTTTAATAACAAAAGAGGAAGGCAGAATGTCTGAAACCACAACAGAAGCAGTGCAAGATAACGCACAAGAGGTGGCTACTCAAAGCCAGAATGAAGCACCAACCAGCCCTGAAGTTGGTAATTTAATTGCTGAAAGCAAGAAGTATAGAAGCAGGGCGCAAGAAGCAGAATCCCAACTTGCTGAGTTAAGGTCATCTTTGGAAAAGAAAAAAGAAGAGGAACTTGCAGAGCAAAATAAGTGGGAAGAATTAGCAAACAAAAGACAATCAGAATTAGATTCAATGAAATCTGATTATGAAAGGCTTAAAGGTGCTGAACTAGCCTATAAAGAGGAACTGCTTAATTCATTAGGTGAAGAAGAAAAAGAAACATTTAAAGATTTATCTGTTTCCCAACTTCGTGCCTTATCAGAAAAACTAAAAATTGAAGTGCAAGAACCAGTACCTGATACAAGTTCAACACCCTCTGCAACAGTCAATACAAACAATAAAAGTTGGGTTGATATGTCTAATGAAGAGAGAAGGGCAAATTGGGGTGCTATCTTGCAATCTTACGTTAAAAGGTAAAGTAAAATGGCAAAAATGTATCAAGGTAGTGCTACAACAGCCACAACCGATAGTCACTTTATTCCTGAAATCTGGGGAGAAGGTATCTATAAATACTTCGATAGAAGTACAGTATTCAGAGGTTTGATTGATGATTATTCAGCAGTCTTTTCTGGTGCTGGGTTTGGTGATGTGTTGCACGTTCCTGAAATTAGTTTAATTAGTGCATCAGATAAATCTGCTGGTAACGATGTAGAGTATGATGCAACCGCAACTACTGAAACACAACTAACAGTGAATAAACACAAATATGTCGCAAAGCTTTTTGAGGACGTGCTTGAAATTCAAAGTAACGCAGACATGGTCGAACGCTACTCAAGGATGATGGGGGAGTCATTAGCTAGACAGGTAGATGCAGATATTTATTCTGAATTATCTAGTTTAGAGTTAAGTTTAAATCTATCTGCTGATGACACACTAACTGCCGCAAAGTTTGAAGAAGCTTTAGCAACGCTTGGTGATGCTGGTATTCCTTACATGGATGGTGATGTAGCGATGGTTGTTAATCCAAAGTTGTTTGCAGACATTCTTAACCCTTCTGCTGGGATTGCTCAATTCTTTATAAGGAATGATGCAGTTGGTGAAGGCAATAGAGGATTAAGGTCTGGAATGGTTGGGTCACTTTACGGGATGGACGTATATATGTCTAACACTGTATCAAGTGGCGGTAATTCAAATACCATTAGTGGAGTTATCTTTCATAAAACAGCTTGTGCTTTTGCAGCGCAGCAGGAAGTTAGAGTCCAGTCAGAATATTCAATCGACGCGC